TAAAAAAATTCATAATATGGTAGATGATTTGGATTGGAAAACTGCAAATTATTAAGCTAAAAATTTTAATTGTATACTTTTAGGGAATATGAGTACCAAAAGTATAACAAGAAAAACAAATAATTTTTTATCAGACTTACAAAAGACAGCATGTTTAAGAACAAGATATTTTGAGTTTTATCAAAGATTGCAATTTAAATGCAAACAATATAAAACATCATTTAAATTAGTAAATGAATGTTACACATCAAAATTATGTTCAATATGTGGGAATTTAAAAGAAGATTTAGGAGAATAAAAAATATATAATTGTGCTTAATGTAATTTATGTATAGATAGAGATATAAATGGAGCGAGAAATATATATATATAAAAAGTCTGATATAAATAATAAATAGGCGGTTTCGTATGATTGTCTTAAGAAACACAAAGGCATGTTAAGATGTAATCTTAATGTGTTGTTTTAAAATCCAAATGTGGTATTTATAGGTAAAATTAAACTATCTAGAAATAGCAGGTTTGGAGATAAGGTTATTACTAAAAATGCGTATGAGAAATTAAATGGATTGTTTGAATATAGTATTTTAGGATGAGATCATAATATGGCTTTTTCTTTATTAGGATATGGATTAAATAGTATAAATTGTCAATCTAGTGAAGGTTATAAATGTAAAATTAAAGAATTTCAGGCAAATGCTATTAATCTTAGACTATGTCATGTTCCAGGAGTTATAAGGCATTATTTTCATGGTAGCAAAGTGAATCGTAAATATTCCGAACGTTGGTAAATTTTAGTCAAACATCGATATGATCCTACAAAACATATTAATAAATTAAAAAACTATTTATTGGTTCCATCAAAGTTATGTCCACAAGAATTATTAGATGACATATATAAATATTTTTTGGAAAGAAATGGAGATGAATGATTTAATATATTAAATTAGAATTATTTTATCAATTTATATTTTGTTTTTACTCCACCTTGTTGTGTTTGCTTTTTTTTTATATATTCGCTAAAATTTTCAAATTGTGTGAATGAAATAATACTATCATTTTCAAATGTAGGTAATGATAATGAAAAATCATCAAATGAATACACTAATGCCAATAAACTCTTAAAATTATTTTTAAATACAAAAATTTTACTGATTATATCGAAATAAAAATTATCATATAACGATTTATATTTTGCAAATGACAATACTAATTTGGTAATATTATATTTTAATCTATATATACATTTATAATAACTAGGATATGCAGAGCCACTTGGTATAAATGGATATGCTATATCATTGGAATATTTACAAAAATTTAAATCATCATAATATATATAAAATGCAGACATAAATTCAGTATATTTTCTAATTTCTTCTAGATGATTGTACATAATATTTGATTTGTCATATGATACCATAAACTCCATAAATCTATTCATAAATGGTTTTTTATGTCCTACATAATCATGTATTATATATTTTTGTAACATCATTGCTTCTTGTGCGGAAAGATCACCAGTTGTGTAAACAGGTGATTCTGAGTATAAAACAGTTGATAAATATGTATCTTTATTCATTCTATTAAAATATCTTACTTTAATGATATTTTGATTTAATTTAATATCATAACCATTGTCGTTACGAGTTATATTTATTTCTAGTAATTTAAAAAAAAGATTAATTCTATCCATGTAACTTTGAAATTGCTTTATACTTTCGTATACAAATAAATATACTACAGAATTTATTGAATTTAACAGTAAATATTGAAATTTAAGATGATTTTCTAATAAATGAGGTTGATGACTACTTATATATGCAATATGATATTTAGAAGAACTTGTAAATGTATCATTTGAATTACAAAATGTATTTAATGTTGTAATAATAGTTGACTTATTAATTGTATTAAAATTTGTTAATTGTAAACCTAAACGATTTAATCCAATTCCGCTTGTTATTACTGAAGGTAAATATTTTGTTTCTAGTGCTGCAACACCTTCACTCATTGATAAATATTTAATATTTTTACATTCACTTAAAATTTTTAATTTTTTGTCATAGAATGATACAATAATAGAATTATTTAAATAATTAAATGAGTTTAATGAACAATGATTACCTTTTTTTTCAAAAAATTTATCTTCAAATGCACGATTTGATAATTTAAAATTAACATTTTCATGAAAACTTTCATTTTTTAATGTTCTAAACCATTTAATATATTTATTTGCAAAATTTTGCAATATTTCTTTGTCTTCTTTTTTAGTAGAATTATTAATTTCTATTGTCAACATACGTAATATTTCATCACTTTCTTCAACTAAATTAAGATTTGTTACAAAATATCCATTTGTGTCAGTTAAATTAAATCCAGATTGTAGTTTATTTTTTAATTGCTCATTTTGTATAACATTTATTAATGAAACTGTATCAAATTTAATTGATAATTTATTATCATCATAATTGAATTTTTGATATGCGTCTAAATAAATTCCAATGATATATATTTGTTTTGTTGTATATCCAAAATCCAAAAAAATATTTATATATTGTCGTATCCAATTATAATCACCAGTCCCATCATCCATTAATCCTATATATAATATAATATTATTGTCTAATATAATATCATCTTTTTTTTTTAAATTTTTTAATGATGATAAGATTTTAATATAATTAAATGTATTGGTATAATATAATTTCTCATTTGTATTATCATAATCAAAATCAAATAAATTTAATAAATTATTATATGATTTAATGTTTAATGCTTCACTATTCAAAATTAATATAATATATAATAATATAATTATATTAATTTTGAATAAAATAAAAAAAATATTACAATTATTTGTTTAATGCGATAATATCTCCACTGACTTTGTCACTCGACATATTACTTTCATTTCTGAAATGATATGTTTGTGTTTTTACTAATCGTTTGTCACTAATTATTTTAATACATACTTCTTGACCAGTTGATGCATAATTTATTGATTTCTTATTTTCTTCTATACTATCAATAATACCATAATCCACATTATTTTCATCTCTTACAGTAGAACCGATTGTGATTAATCCTGATTCTATTTTAATTCCACAAATAATAGGATCACTTACTCGGAATATACATTTATTCAAAGTAGTTGCTTCATAATTAGAATATTTACGATAATTTCGAACATATGATTCTTGAAATGTGCGTAACAACTTGTTAAATTCAGATGATAATTTAAATACCGTACCACCAAAAATAATTTGGATATTTTCAGTTCGAAGAAATTTCATTTTGTCTTCGTCAAAAAATCGTCGCATTAATACTTCCTTATCAATATCATCAGTCATATCTGGTATACATAACATAATTACTTTGTATCTATTATTGTATTCTGTTACTTGATCTTTGAATTGATTATTGTATTTAAATAGATCTTGTTTACTAATTGATCCAATACAATAATAACCCATTGGTATTGAATTAGTCGTTAAATTATTATGAACACCTTCAATCATTGAATCACTTGGTACAATAACACAAACACCTAATTTAGATAATAATTTTGTTTTTTTATTAATGTATTCTGTATATGTATCTTCTGCAATGACAGCTGCTTCGACCGTTTCGACTGGTTGAAATGATAATCCAATATCAATTAAATGATATACATTTTCATCAACTGTTATTGCGAATGCGGTTGCTTCATCTACATTATTTGTTGGTTCCAAATGTTGTTCACGCGAATCATGATTTCCAAAATGAAATAAATGTTTAATTGGAACAATAGATTCACCTATTTTTACTGCATTTACTCGTAAAATAGAACCATATTTCATGATACCTACAATAATTTTACCAATACGTGTATCAATACGTTTATCAATAATATAACCAATATCATTATTGGGTTTTGTTAAATTCATACGAGCATTTGACATGTATAACAGAAGATCTGGAACTCCATCACCTGTTTTTGCAGAAATAGGAACCATTGCCAAACATTCTGCTTGTTTTTTACGATGATATGGTTCGCCATATAAACCATAATTTGACAATTGAATAATAATATTTGTATAATACTTTTCAAATAAATCCGTAGTATGTTCACTTTGTTTATTCATAACTTTTTTGATATTTCCAAATCCTACCTTTTTGTAATCATGAATGCGATCCATTTTATTTAGTACAATAATTGTTTTACTATAATCTTCTTTAGTTTGTATATTTTCTTGTAGATATTCAAGTGTATCTTGATCAATACCTTTTACGATATCAACAAAAACCAATGTTATATGAGAAATACTAGATCCCATTTTGCGAATATTTTCAAAGTCTGTATGTCCAGGAGTATCAATTGTAACAAAATCCATATTAAACTTTTCTTGTAATTGAGTAGGAATAAATTTAATAATATTTTCTCTAAGAAATGTTTGAGTTCCTACTTGTTGAGTAATTAATCCTGCTTCAGTGGAGTTTAATTGTTTTCCCACATTAGTTGTATCATGAGAAGACAATAAACTTACAAATGACGTTTTACCAGTATCAACATGACCACGAATACATAATATACATTTTCTGTTTGGTACAATTGGTTCTACAATAACTGCAGTAACTGATTCAAGTGTTTTTGGTATAATTGATGTTGTATTAAAACCCCTGTGATTTTTTTGTATAATAGCACTCATACTGGTACTATTTTCATTAATTTCAGAAGACGACATTGTAATATATATAATAAATTAATCTATTAAATAACAGTTTAATTTATTATTTCAATTTTTTTATTAGATTATAATAAATTATTATCATTTAATAGAACATTCTGCATTGCAATCATCACAATCTGGCCTATGAGGATATTTTAAACATATTGCGACAAGTATAAGTAAAATTAATGCTAAAATTTGTAATACTGATATGACACCTCTAACTTGAGGTACTGCGCCAATAAATGGAATAATATTTATTCCTGAATTTAGTATATATATAGAGATGAATATAATTAAGGTCCAAAATGCGATTTTAATTTTAACATTGACATTTAGTGTTAAATTTTTTTTGATAGTATCAAGCAATATTATGGTATATTTATAATAATATAATTTAATTATTAACAATTAAATTTTTATTAATATAAAATAACCAATAGAAATTTAATGAGATTATGTAATTTAAAATAGAATACAAGAATTTCTATAACACGTTATATCGACTCTTGTTTGTGATACATAATTGTATCCATAAATTACATATTATTATTTTTGCTATAATATAAACATTATAGTGTTCTAGAGGACACATGAGCACGCATATTATACGCACCCATGTATTTTATATATAAATAATATAATATTAAGTATATGACTATATAAAGTAAATTCTAGATTAGAAATCGTGATATAACCATATATAGGGTGAACATGTAAAATCAAAGTCGAAATAAGTACTATCTGTAATACAAACACCTGGATCAGTAAATAGATTGTTTGGATTAACTGAATATGTATAAGAATGTAAAATTTTATTATGACCTATAACAATAGCCATATGACCAAAACAATTTAAATCTGAAGTTTTAATTAGCAATGTTCCAATTTCATAAGATTTATTTTTATTATATTTTTTTAATGAATTAATTAGATGTAATTTATGAATCCATACACCTAATGTTCCTACACCTTTGTAACCAATTATTTTAGTACAATTGTGCCCTGGTATATTTTTATTATTTTTTAGTCTTAATAAATTAATCAGACCAATCGAATTACAACCATTTGATTTAATAAATTCAATAGTTGGTAATTGAGAAAACATACCATATAACGGCATATGATTAATAATTTTAAATTCTGTATTACAAACCCATACATGTTTAATCCCATGTAATTGGGATGACCAATTAAGAAGTTCAATAATATTTAAATCGAACATGATTATTATTGTTATGTCATATAAATAAATTGTTATATTATATATTAAAAAAGATTCAATTTTTAATGATATAATTAGTTTAATAAATTATTTTATATTAATATTCAATAATTTTTTCTGACATTTTATATCCTTTGGCACCATTAATTGCATCTTTAAATATATCTTTGAATAAATTTAATGCATTATCAATATCATTAGAATCCATGTTACGTTTATTAATAATACAGAATAGTTGTTGTAATATTTGGTTAAAACATGCTTGCATGATATATTGTATAATTGCATAATTTGATTCAATATGATTTTTGTTTTCTGGTGTTACACATAAATATTTGTCTACAATTAATGTTAATCCATTTAATTTATTATCATTGGTTTCATCATTATTTTTATTTAATTCTTGTATAAATTCATTAAGATATTCAATAGATGATTTAACATCATTATTATTTTCATATAATGGTTTTAATTCATTTTTAATAAAATTAAATGTATAATTAAAATTTTCAGATGATAGTAGTGGTATGGATAATTCTTCAATTAATTGTTTAAACATGATATTAACATTATGTGGGTCAGAATATTCCATTATAAATATAATATATGATAATATGATAAGATTAATAATGAATAAATAAAATAATCAATTTTTTAATAATCACACATTTCATATGCAATTGGAAATGGAATAACATCTCTAATAGATCCTTCCAAAAATGTGCAAAATGCTATTAATCTGTCCATGCCTAAACCAGCTCCACCGTGAGGAAATGATGCATTTTTTCGTAAATCGACATACCATTGCAAAGGTTCGATTTTCATTCCTTTTGTTAACATTATTTGTACTAATTTATCATAATCATCTTCTCTAATAGAACTTCCAATTACTTCACCAACACCAGGTATTAGTACATCACAACTCTGTACAGTTTTTGGTTCATCGTCATTTTGTTTCATATAAAAGCTTTTTAGAATTAATGGATAATTATAGACGATTACTGGTTTATTATAAATTACATCAGTTAGATAACGTTCGCAATTAGAACCTAGATCATCACCCCATTCTGGCATTTTAAAATCTGGATATTTAGTTTTTAACGCTTCGATATTTTCATTTAATATATTTAATGTTTCAGTATATGTAATACGAATAAATGGTTCTAATAAAACATTTTTAAGTTTATCGATGATACCTTTGGATACAAATTTATCAAGAATTAATAGATCTTCCATTGCATTATCTAATACATATGCAATTGTATGAGTAATAATATCTTCATTAAAATCCATTAATTGATTTAAATCAATAAATGCTAATTCCCATTCAACATGAGTAAAACACGCAACATGCCTATTGGTTTGACTTGGTTCTGCACGAAAAGAAGGATTCATTGTATAAACTTTACCCATACCCGCACATAATGCTTCTAATTGTAATTGAGATGATACTGTTAAAAATGCTTGTTTTTTGAAAAAATCTTTTGAAAAATCAACATTTAAGTTATTGGTCTTAAGATCATTAAATTGAGTTGTAATAGTAAAAACTTCACCTGCTCCTTCACAATCAGAAGTAGTAACAACATTTGGATCTAATTGAGAACAACAATGTAATTTAAAAAATTGATGTAAACCTTGAATAACGCAATTACGAATATGAAAAATAGATCTCATTGCTTGAAATTTAGGTCGTAAATGTGCTTTATTACGTAAATTATCAATACGGATACCTTTGACACATGGTAGATAGGTGCTTGGTTCATTAACTTTTCCAATAATATTGATTGTATGTCCAACCATTTCAAAAGGTTGACCATTTGCGGGAGAGGTTACAATATTTCCATTTACTTCAATAGTTGTTCCAGAATGTAAACTGGTCAATATGTCTTCACTAATTATATTAGTTGCAAAAATAATTTGTAAAGTTTTTGCGTAAGAACCGTCATATAATTGAATGAATAAATTATTAGATTGTTTTCTAGAATTTTGGATCCAACCTTTGCAAAGAATGATAGTATTTTGTTGAATATATTTATGATAATTTTCATATAAACACTTAATAGTTGTATATGAATCATTGTATAAATGTTTAATATTTGTTATATTATTGTTTCTATTGAAAATTCTGTTTTTAATTGCCAATGATAATTCATCAAATTCAAGAGGATCCATAATATAATTGATATAATTAAAATAATTGAGAATATGTTATGAAATATAAAATTCAATTATTTTAATACTAATAACTATATTATAAAAAAAATTGAATAAAATAATTTAACCTGTTCATTTATAATATTTATATATTATAAACTTATATACGAATGTCGTTTGAAGCACCTTTGATTAGTATACTAGGGCGAACCAGATATGATTTGCCAGCATGTACCGTAAATGGACGTAATGTATCCAATTGGAATAAAGTTAAGCACAAACTTAATTTGACTTCTAATGAACAATCATTGTTATTTAAATTGTTTAAATCAAAATATCAGATGTCTCTCAAAGAAAAAGTTAATTCAGCGACAACTTGTTTGGAATCAAATAAATCATTAGATTCATTAGTATTTAATAATTTTATGCGAGAATTCATAGATAAATACAAAATGTGCAAAAAATGTGGAAATCCTGAATTATGTGATGGTATATGCAAAGCATGTGGATTTGGATCAAATAAAGATGCAATCGATTCATCTGTTGGTGAAATTTCCAAAAAAGATAAACTTTCAAAAAAAGAAAAAAGAGCCAATAAAATTAAATTGCAACTTGAAAATGAACAATTGAAAAATAAACAAGAATTTGAATCATCTGATGATGAAGCATCAAATAAAGTATTATTGGAAGATGAAGCATCAAATAAAGTATTATTGGAAGATGAAGCATCAAATAAAGTATTATTGGAAGATGAAGCATCAAATAAAGTATTATTGGAAGATGAACAATTACAATCATTAAATGATGAATTATTAGAGACATCAATTAAATAATTTATAATTTATTTAAAAATTGAAAAAATACAGTTACTTTATAATTTAATATATAGTATATATTAGATATTAAAAATAAAAAAATCAACAAGGTGTTGTATAAAAAGTCTATTTAACTATACACCAAAAATATTTATAGATAGTTATTTATCAACAGATCTTGAATGTAAAATAAATGAAATGGACGAATTAACATGTATATTAAAAAATATTTCTGGATGTAAAAAAAATATTTTAATAGGTTCAGATGTTAATGAAATAGATTTAAATTTATTATTATCGCCAAATGTTAGAAAATGCATAATAAATATATACATGACATAGTATTGTTAGGAAGAAAATCAGAATATTGGGATAAAATAGAAACAGGAAAAATGAATCATACAATTGAATTATATAATCCATTTAATGAAAAATATCATATTGTCAAAATGGCAATTTCTGTTAAAAAAATATATTGCAATAAAATTATTTTTAATATAAAAATAACAGATTCAAGTGCAATTGATATAGTTATAAATAAAACAGGATTATTAACACATGATCTTAGAGCAGTAATAAAATGTGCCCAAAACATAACAACAGATATAAAAACATTAAATGGAAATGATAATTTTGAGATTGCAAAGAGAATTACAAATTTAAGTGAAGTATTAATAGAGGCATATAATATGTGTATTCGTCCTAGGGCTTCATTATTACCACAGAATAGTCCATCGCGTAATAAAATGAATGAATATAATTGTATTAAAATGTATTTAGTAATACCAAGGATGGTTAAAACGTTAAATAATATATATAATCCGATTAATATTACTTTTCGGATAAACACTAAATTAAAGATACAAAAATCATATTTGGATGCATTATGGCATTTGTTATTGAACATGATAAAAAATTCAAAAAATGCAAATGCATCAGAAATTAATATAGATGTTCAAGATAATGACAATAAAATAATGATGGTAATATCGGATAATGGTAGAGATATTACGAATAAACAAATTGATAGCTTTTTTAATAGAATTTTACCGAGTATAGTAATTGATAGATCGATAGATTCAAATAGAGGTGAAGGTTTTTTATTATCTTATCAAGAATGGAAAAAATGTGGAGGAAGTATTAGAATATTAAAAAGTGAATTAAACAAGGGATATCTACTAGTAGACAAAAAGTAGATATTTCTAGAGTGTTTTATTATAAAAAACTCTAGAAATATATTTTATTTATATTTTCTTGTATTTTCTCAATCCATTTATTTTTGCAACAAAA